CTTCACCAGAATCAACAGTACCCATTACAAGTTTTGCTAACCCTTCTACTATAGGAGATATAATATTAAACAATGTCTCAAATATAGGTCCTGCTATCTTCCAGAATCCTTTCAATACATCCATTACTTTCTCTAGGAACTTCATTATCTTAGGTAGGTTGTTGATAAGAAATCCAGCTATGATAGCAACGATAGCGGTCATTATTCTTAAACCACCTTTCTTTGCCATCTCTTTAATTTTACCACCTGTCTTTCCACCTGATTTTCCTTTTTGCTCAAGTTCTTTCTCTTTACCCTCTGCTTTCTGTTTTGAAAGTAATCTAGCAGCATCAATCTTCTTCTCTTCCTCAAGTTTTTGTTCTCTCTCTGCTCTCTTTTCAAATGCTTTTTGCAATCCTCTAGTTGTCTCTAGTATTGCTGACAAACCATAGTTCATTATATTAAATGCCTCAGCAGTTGGCATGAACTTTGGTTTCTTCTTTGCTGCTTTAGCTGCCTCTTTAGCGTCTATCTCTGCCTTAACCTGTTCGTAAGATTTAGCATCCTTTCTTCTCTTTCTTCTCTTTTTTAATTTACCACCACTAGCATCCACCTCTGCCTGTACCTTAGCATCGTACTCTGCCTTCTCCTCATCAGACATCTGATACCATGCTTTCTTCTCAACAATCTTAGGCATCAGTTACTACCCCTGTTGATATGTGTGAGAGAATAACATTCTATATTCATTACTATCATTAGAGGTTTTTAATGCAGGAATGCTTGATGCCTCACCACTATCTGCAGATTGCTGACCACCTGCTGTCTCTTGAGTATCCCCTCCTGTAGATGTAGGTATTACTTCAATTTCATTAGCAGGATTTGAAGATATTTCTCTAACTTTCTCAGCATTGGATTGCTTTTGATCATTTTGACTTGCTACCACATCCATACCACCATTAGATGTAATCTGACTATCTGTAGTAGAGGTATCAGATTTATTGAGTAATTTATTTGCATCAACTGTTTCTCCTGTACCACCATTGGTTGCATTCTCTAGAACTTCTAGATCTTTTTCTGCTTCTGCTACCTTATCATCCTTAAGATCTGTAGTATCATCGACACCTTCAATTGTTGATATGTCTAACTCTCCTGAGAATAATGCATCAATTTTCTTTGTATATCTTTCTCTAATCTCTGCCTTTGCTTCAGCAATTGCTTCAGAACTATTTTTACTTCCACTTCTACCACCACCTGATGCATCTCTTATTTCTTTCTCTTTCTCTTTCATCTCTGCTCTCATATTATCTCTAATTTGTATGAGTGCATCTCTCTTCTCAATATATTGTGCTACTGCTTTTTTCTGTTTTGGTGTTCCTATCTTATCTACAGTTCTTTTATTTTTAGTTCCACCTTGATTCTTTATAGGTGCAACATAAAACTTTTCTTTCTTACCACTACCTTGTACTATGACACCATCTTCCTCTAAACCTGCCTTTAATTGATTAAATCCCGCCATAAATTCTTCACCACCTGCTGCATTAGTCTGTATTGTTTCTATTATTGTCTTCATAACTATGAGAGTTCCACCAATACCTGCAATCAAACCTATCGCTGCCCAAGTCCAAGGATTTGCAAGTAGTGCCATGATAGCTGGCATACCTGCAGATAAAGCTCCAGTAATACCAGTTATTGCACCAATAATAGGTCCTATATTAAGTAAAGCAAATATTCCTGCTACGACTCCCAGTGCTTTTACAACTTCCATACCCATCTTTTTAAATGATTCAGTATCTCCATCCTTTAGGAACTGCATCATCTTCATACCTTTATCAATCAACCATCCTGCAAATATAGCAGTCAATGCTGTAAACAATCTATTTAAAATACCCTTAGCACCTTCTGCTAGTTTAGATGTCTTCTTTGTTTGTTCTTTTGATTCTTTAGTATCTAACTCTAAAAAATTCTCTGCACCTTTTTTCTTTTTAGCATCTAATGCTCTTGCTGCATCTGTATCACCTTCTTTCTTTTCTTTCTTATCTAATTTTAATTGAGAATCAAGGATCTCTACTATTCCTTTTAATGTATTATTGATATTAACTAAAGTTCTACTAACTTCATTGATATTTTTTGGGTCAACACCTTCCATCGAAGCACCAGATCCCTTCTTACTTTTGGAACCCATGAACTTCTGCGGATCTACCTTTGGTTTCTCCTCAGTCTTGGTTAGTCTATTTGAAAAATCAGCCATTTCGCTGCTGTTGTTTTAAGTTTTCCTCTTCAATGTAATTTTTTAATAAACTAATGTATATCTCCCGTTCCCACGGGATCATGTTTTCAATATCACTCAAACTATATTTATGATGCTGCATGAGGGCGAAGTTGATCTTGTAATATGAGACAAGATCCTCATGGAGCATCGCTAGTTGAAAAAAGCTGCTAGTCCTTCCAGTTTAATAGTATTCTCTTTTTTAGTCTTAGGGTTTGTTACTTTTATTTCGTGAGTAAGTTTAGGCATAGTAGTAAAGAACTTCTCCAACTCTTTAAACTGTTTAGAACCTAATCCCTCAAGAAAGTCTATCATCTCTTTCTGTGTAAAGTCTGCACTAGTCCAAGTCTCCTCCTCACTATAAATCATATCTACACAAGTAGCAATCATTTCAATAGATTGCTCAAATCCAACATTGTCAACTTGGAAATTTTCTTTAATAAACTCATCTAATGAAGGATACTTCATTCTCATCTTAAGTTTATCATCTAAGATAATATCTTTGTCATGCTCTGGATCAAATGTAACTTGAATAGCATCTAAATCTACAGTTACTGGTACAGTAGTAACACCATCATCAGGACAGGTAACTTTTATATCAACTGTCTCACCAACAGACTTACCTCTTACATTTAAGAATAGGTATTCAATATCAAATGTTGATAGTTTATCAATCTTAGTTCCTTTTGTAAGGATACACTGTCCTAGAACTTGTTTGACTGCTCTAGCAATGTCTCCAATGTCATTACTTTCCATAGCAATGACAAGAATTTTTTCCTCTTTAACTAAGAATGGTCTGTATCTAATTTTCCTTTTTGATGAAGGAATCGTCAACTCATAGGTTGGTGCATTAATCTGGGGTAATGGCATCAGTTTTTTCCTTTAACTACACCACAAAGATATGACATTGTGGATTTGAATAGGTTACCATCTAATTCATCAAACATATACATGTTCAAACGGAATGCATAGTTTGCTTCAGTAACGATAGCATTTACCTGTGATTCTGTTACAGGCAGTTTATTTAGGGTAGCACGATAATTATTTTTAAACTCTTTTTTATTGTCAATATCAGGAAATTTATAAAACGCAAGACCTTCATCTTCAAGTTTAAGTGCTTTCTCTGCTATATTTTTAAGAATTTGACCACCAGAGAGATCACCAAGATACCTAGTATAGTGATGTCCTACCAGAAGTTCTGGTTCTTCATGAGCAACCTCTTGAATACGCTCCATGTATTGCTTACATGCCTGTGAGGGATATATTTTCTCTCTCCAATCTATGCCGAAGAAATAATCACAATCCTCTGCTAAAGCATCATGCCTATACAGTTCTGGTATGTTCAGAGGTCCTACAATAGGATCATCTTTTAATCTTCTGACTTCTGCTTCTATAGTATGATATATGAAGTAAAAGTTAGAGATCAACTCTCTATAATTTTCTTTGTCTACAACACCCTTGAGGAATGATGAAACAAATTTAGTGTTCTCTGCTGCTGAATGAGATTTTTTAGTTCCCGATTTCAGTTCTTGTGCAAGTCCCATATCAATTTTTAATGTATATATTATAGCATACTTATGCGTAACCTGCATCTATTGCTTTTTTCATTATCTCTTGTTGTGTTTCCGTTCCATCTAAAATTATTTGATCAGATCCATCATATGCATCTAAATCTGCCTGTGTCTTAGTAAAACCAGTGCTCTCAAGACCATCTTCTTTGTATATTACTGGTTTCCTATCATCTTTACCAGTGTTACCAACTGCAGTTCCAGATGATACATTTGCATAGTTCTTATTGTAATTTCTACGATCCAATGAACTTATCTTACCAAAATAATATCTATCATATGCAAATGTAACCTGACATTCAAGCACTTGGTTGCCATCATATGCAACAGGCATGGAAGATACAGCAACTGGAAAACAATTTAAAAAATTATATTCTACACTTCTAAAATGATCTTTGTCAAACTTTTGAATCTTTATAGTATCAACTTTGTACTCGTCTGGATACTGCATTCTATGGTAGTATGCAATATTTGACCTATCTACCTCATTATTAGATCCAGATGC